CCCACAAGGCCCACAAGGCTTTTCAGGATTTAGTGGTATCAGCGGATATAGTGGCGAAGTAGGCGCTCAAGGTTTTTCAGGTATAAGCGGATGGAGCGGCGAATCAGGTGCTAGTGGCTATTCAGGTATCAATGGTTTAAGTGGTTATTCAGGTTTGAATGGCACTTCAGGTTATAGTGGCTTTAGCGGTTTCAGCGGCGAGATAGGCGCTTCAGGTATATCAGGATTTTCAGGTTATTCAGGTGAAGTAGGCGCACAAGGTTTTAGTGGCTTTAGTGGCATTAGCGGATGGTCAGGTATATCAGGCTTTAGTGGTATTAATGGTTTAAGTGGTTATTCAGGTCAAGATGGTGCATCAGGTCATTCAGGTTTAAGTGGATGGTCAGGCGAAGTAGGGGCATCAGGCATTTCAGGCTTTAGTGGTTTCAGCGGCATCAGCGGATTTAGCGGAGCTAATGGCGCTAGTGGTTTAAGTGGCTATAGTGGATATAGCGGACAAGAAGGCCTTCAAGGCACAAGCGGATTTAGCGGATATAGTGGCGAAATCGGTGCGTCAGGCATATCAGGTTTTAGCGGATTCAGCGGAATTAGTGGTTATAGTGGCCAAGTAGGTGATAGTGGCTTTAGTGGTATTAGTGGATATAGCGGTGAAATTGGTGCGTCAGGTATTAGCGGTTTCAGCGGATTTAGTGGCGAAGTAGGTGCGTCAGGTATTAGTGGCTTCAGCGGTTTTAGCGGTATAAGCGGTTATAATGGTGCAACTGGCGCTAGTGGCATTAGCGGCTATAGTGGATATTCAGGTGCTACAGGCGCACAAGGTCAATCATCAAGTTTCTTTGAGTATCATGCTCACACAGGTGCAACTTCAGGCTATCCAGGCGATGGTGCAGTTATTTGGAATAATGCAACTCAAGTTAGCGCTACTCAAATTAATATCAGTCATCTTACTGACAATAATACTGACATTGATATTTTCTTATCTAGCTTGCAACCAAGTGAAACTTTTGTTCTTCAAGATAGAACCGCAAGTGCAAATAATCAATATTGGTTAATTACAGGCGCAACAACAAATATTAATGGCGGAACTTCTACTAGCTATTGGACTATTCCTGTAAGTTTAATTTCTTCAGAGGGAACAGGCACTACTGGATTTTCAAACAATCATAATTTATTTTTAGCAATTGTTAATGGCGTATCAGGCTATTCAGGCTATAGCGGTTATAGTGGTTTTAGCGGCGCGGTTGGTGCTTCAGGCTTTAGCGGTATTAGCGGTTATAGTGGTCAAGATGGTGCGTCAGGAATAAGTGGTTTTTCAGGCTATAGCGGCTTTTCAGGTGAAATAGGTGCGTCAGGTTTGTCAGGTTTTAGTGGTGCATCGGGTATTAGCGGATGGAGTGGTGAAGTAGGCGCTTCAGGATTTAGCGGTTATAGTGGTGCTATAGGTGCTGAAGGTATGAGCGGATATTCGGGCTATAGTGGTTTTTCAGGCGAAGTAGGTGCGTCAGGATTATCAGGATTTAGCGGAGCATCGGGCATAAGCGGATGGAGCGGTGAAGTAGGCCAATCAGGCTTTAGCGGATATAGTGGCCTTCAAGGCAATGAAGGCACAAGTGGATATTCAGGCTATAGTGGTTATAGCGGTGAACAAGGCGAATCAGGTTATAGCGGCATCAATGGTGCGTCAGGCATCAGCGGCTTTAGCGGTGCTGATGGCGCTAGTGGATTTAGCGGTTTTAGTGGCTATAGCGGATCAGGCATTAGCGGCTTTAGTGGTTGGAGCGGTGAAGTAGGAACTCCAGGTGCTAGTGGCTATTCAGGTTATAGTGGTCAAGATGGCTCTCAAGGTTTGTCAGGCTTTAGTGGTATTAACGGAACATCAGGTATATCAGGCTTCAGCGGTGCTACAGGTGAATCAGGCTTTAGTGGCTTTTCAGGATTTAGCGGAGCTGCAACTGGAGTAACATTAGGTGCATGGTCAATTGGTAATTCAGGAACTAAAATGTATTTTGCATTTAGCGGTGTTAATAAATTTAGTTTAGATTCATCAGGTAACTTTGTGGCAATTGCCAATGTAACGGCTTATGGCACATTAACTTAAAAGGATAATAATGGATAAGACAAAACAAGATGCTTTAGCTTATGCTAAACAATATGACAATCAATTATATAGATATTTATTATCTAACAATTATGAGCGAGCGGTTTTTCTAAAAGGCGATCCTGTATTGCCTAGAGAAGCCACTCGTTATCTTTGGGCTAACCGCAATCTATTAGGCAAGAACATTCTTGAGATAGGTTGTTCTACAGGTTACGGCTCTCAATTCCTTCCCAATGATTCAAACTATATAGGTTTAGATTACGATCCTATTATTATTGAGGTCGCACGCGAACAGGAATGGGGCTTAAACACTTCTTTTACTAATGCTGATATCAACACCTATCCTTTAGCTCAATATGACACCATAATTGCTTTTGAATTGATTGAGCATCTTAATAATGGATTAGAAATAGCACAAATGCTAAAGAATCATTGCAAGCGTCTTTTATTAACTACGCCACACAATGAGCCTAAAGGTTTTTGGGGTGAACACCATAAGCTTCATGGTTTAAATGAATCACACTTTCCCGACTTTCAATTCAATTATATTAATGAGCATGGTTATATTACAGAACAACCACAAGAGATTAATGATAAGAATAGATGCAACCTTATGATTATGAGGTGGGATCGTGGCTAGTGTTTTATGCTCTATAGCGACAAGAGGTCGTTACCAAACTACTTTACCTTTAGCTCTTAACGCTATAATTAATCAGACAAAATTGCCTGATAAACTTGTTATATTTGATGACAATGACGAGCCTGAAGATGTCCGTAATAATAATATTTATCAACATTTATTTAGCATTATGGATTACAAAGGCATTAAATGGGAATGGGTATATGCAGCTAAAAAAGGCCAGCACCATATTCATCAATCAGCTAATCGCATGGGTTATGATTGGGTATGGCGAGTGGATGATGATGCAATACCCGAACCAAATGTATTAGAAGAATTATATTCTTGGATCAATGACGATGTTGGCGCTATAGGCGGAGCTATATTAACTTTACCTGTTAATCCTGATACATCTAAAAACACAGGCAAAATAGAAGATATTGATAAAGAGCCTAATATACAATGGGCGGAAATAAAGAAGCTAAAAGAAGTTGAGCATCTTCATTGTTCTTTTCTTTATCGAGCTGGAGTGCATGATTACAATCTAGGCCTTTCAAGGGTAGCGCACCGAGAAGAAACTTTATTTACTTATGGATTATACCTAAAAGGATATACAATTCTTGCAGCTCCACATGCAAATACTTGGCATCTTAAAAACCCACAAGGTGGAATTAGATCAGAATCAAATCAACAACTATATCACCATGATGAATTAATCTTTAGAAACACTTTAACCTATAAAGACAAAAAAATTGTAGTTTTAAATGTAGGTATGGGCGATCATATTGTATTTAAAAATGTATTGAAGGACATTACAAACGCTGAAGTATTTACTTGTTTTCCTGATATAGTTCCTGGAAGGCCAATATCTGAAGCTATGTCTTTATTTGGTGATATAGATCAATGGAGTATCTATAAGAAAATGGCTGAATGGAATTGGACTGATAGTTTAGAAAAAGCATTTAGAAAGCTATACCTATGATTATTATTAGTCCTTATTCTAAAGCTTTAAGAAATGGAAAAACCAATCCAAAGAATTATCCTTACTGGAAGGAACTCATTAGACTAATTAATGAGCCAATAGTTCAAGTAGGCATAGAAGGTGAAGAACAATTAGTTGATGATTTTAGAAAAAATTTATCGCTAACAGAACTTGGAAGCCTTGTGAATCAATGCAGAACATGGATATCTTGCGATTCTTTTTTTCAACATTTTTGTTGGGATCATAAAAAATATGGTATAGTGCTATGGTCTGTTTCTGATCCTATAATATTTGGACATCCTGAAAATATTAATCTTCTAAAGGATCGGAACAATTTGGTTCAAAACCAATTCCTATGGTGGGAACATACAGAACATGATGCAGATAAATTTGTTAGTCCTGAAATAGTGATAGAAAGTTTAAATGCAAAGTTCCCATGAAACCATTGATGACATATTCGATTTTCTACAAAATAAAACAATCAAAGATGTTGGCTCTGATTACTACGATAATAAGAATTATTTGGTTATTTTATTATCTGATGGTTCTCTCTGTTATATATCTTCTAGCGGCAATTTGTTTATGGCTCTCGAACGCCATCTCATTAATTAGTAGAAAGAAATAGTCATGGATATGCAAGAACACACGAAGCATGTATTAGATACAGTTTCGGGAGTTACAGTTTTAGCAACTGTTATGAAATTTTTACCAGCTATTGCAGCAGTTTTATCAATAGTTTGGTATTGTATAAGGATTTATGAGTGGGCGCGTTCTAAAGTTAAAAAATAGACCATGCCTTTAAAAGACAAGAGTAAAACGAAAGATTATTTAAGGGCTTGGAAAGACAAGAACCGAGAAAAAAATCTTTTTCAGTTAGCTCGACATCGTGCCTTAAAAAAAGGTATTGAATTCAATATAGAAATATCCGATATAGTTATTCCTGAAACCTGTCCTATTCTTGGACTTCCTATTAAAAAATCAATTGATGGTAATCGTGATTTAAGCCCTAGCCTTGATCGCATAGATAATGCAAAAGGTTACATTAAAGGCAATATTCAGGTAATATCTTTCAAAGCTAATGCTATGAAGCTTACTGCTAATAAAGATGAATTAATTAACTT